ATGGTGAAGAAACATAAGATAATACTCCATTAGTTCCACTCATTAAAGCTGAAGAATCTACATTCGTATCTTTACAGCTACATGACTGACAATCGGGATATGTTATCATTGGTAATCGAACCAAGAAACTTTTATCTTCACATTTTATCCTTAAAGATCTACAAATAAATCCAAACGGTCGTACCTTGATTACAGGGATTTCTACGTCACACAAAAAACACAAGGCTTGAATTACAATAGTATATATAAACAGTAAAAGGTGCGCGACAATTAAAAGAACTGACCCAACGAATTGAATTACCGTAAAAATTATCGAAAACAAAAAATACAGTAAATCAAAATTTTTGAATCCATCATTTACCGGAAACTTATTGATAGTACTAGCACATTCATCATCATCTATTTCTTTTATACCTATAAATCTTCCTCTCCCCCCTTTTTTATATTGGTCAATAAGTGAGGAAATGGTATAAACTCGATTGAATTGAAACTCATAGAATGTATCCTCACAATCAATTATTTCGTTCAATCTATCTATCTGTTCTGAACCTGTAAATCCATTGGTATAACCAGTCCAAGCTAATCCGAAATAATAAGAACTTTCTTGTATATCTTTATCTGTTGGACTCGCAAGTGGATTAAATGTTGGGTCGGAAGTGGATGTAGTCCATCCATATTCTTTTACGTTAGGAACCAAATAACTTGGTCTTCTTGTTTGAATTGTTAAATCATTTGGCTGAGTCCATTTTATTTTGAATCTATATTTCCCTTTAGTTGGTATACCTAAAGTTGTATCGTTGGATAACACCCTTTCCCCAAATTCATTTGTTACAACATAGTCCAAATTCATTGGTAATTCAGTTAACCAAGTTCCGTCACCATCAATAATATTTCCAGCTTGTTCCAACTCAAAAACTTCCAAAACAGGATTTCCATCTTCATCTTGTTGGACAGTTTGTCTGATTGCCAATATTTGGCCAGGTCCCGAAGTCAAATCACATAAGTTACCTAAATTATCTTTAGGTTTACAATTTTTTCTAATCCTAAATTTATCAGGAGAAGAAAACATGGACCCCATAAAAACTGAGGTTGGCTGAATATCAACATTAGCATCATCTCGTAAATCAAAATCTAATCTATTAATGGATATATCGCATATTTCAGGATCTCCCCATAACGGAGATATTTCTGCCCTTTTAGATAAATTGATTATCTGAGGTAAAGAATTTAAGTCGTTTGACGTACGAAATCTGTTACCAGCAACTTGTGCTTCAGTTGCCAAACCGATTCTTATCAGGTCTTGAGGAGTCAAAGAAAACTCTCCAATATCTGAAAGGTCGACATCCATAACTATGTTTTGTTCTCCAAGTGGAACACCCATAATCATGTAATCACCACTATCATTGGTTTTTGAAGTAAATCGATAGTACTTGTCATAAATCTCAACAGCAGTACTACCCGTCAGAACATCTGACTTTGTCGGTAATGTTCCTGTTGCTGAATGTTTTGAGTATGACGGAGTATAGGGAAGTAAATTATATCTATATCCATCTTCATTTTTATCATTCGGAGATTTGTATGGATATATACTTGTAATTAATGGATTTGATTCATCTACTTGGTCAATAGGAATGAATATTGAAACTCTAGCGTTCGGTACTCCGAATCCATTATTCGCAGTGACTCTCCCCACCAAAACACCATAATCCGCACAACTCCTTGTGTAGATATCAGTTTGCTGTATTTTTAGAGATAATATTTCTAAGAACTCAAACTCTTGGTCTAACTGTACATTAATTGATTTGTTAATCCCAAGTTCGGTCTTAATTCTATATGAATCACCCATGTAATATCTTTAGTTTATAAATAGTTTATGTGTAATTTTTAAAAATCGAAAACACACACATTCTAAATTATAAACCAATACTCAGGATAATAAATCGATTATGTAAAGGTAACAGACTGAAAGTTCTGTACTGAAACTTTAATGTCTTTATTTGGATATCTGATTTGGTATACCTGTGAAGGTTGCGCAAAAATTGTAGAATCTACAGGCGCAATTTGTCTTGTCTCAGGATCGGAATATTCCATAGAAGTTTCCGCAGATGAATACTGACCCCCCACATTATTGAAAACCTTAATACCTGAAACTGTTAAAACTCCATTTTGATTTTGTACGATACTTTGAATTTCAGATAAATAAACATTTTGTCCTAACTCCCTTACTTGAGGGTTGAAATAAGTTGCAATTCTATCCACAACATCGGCAATAACTTGGCCCGAATTCTGAGCGGAAGTTAAAACAATAGAAACTTCGAGACTCAAATCAATAACCTCAGCAGTAAGGATAGATATGTAGTCATTCATCATTCGATAATTAGAAAGGTATGTTGCAACATTTTGTCTTAATGTATTAGACACAATGTTCGTTAACTTCCCTGATGTGTCATATGACAATAATTGAATCAAAATTTTGTTATTGTTCTCAGTAACAGAAACCTTGGCAGGTGCACCGAATTCTGATGGCATATTTCTGATAATAGACTCATAGTCTTGGACTGTAACTGCTCTTTTTTGAGCTGAGAAATTGAAGGACACATAATTTCTAATTTCTTCGAGTGATGGTAATCCCGCCCCACCGATTGCAGCAGTAACGTTATTACATCTTAAAGAATTAACAACAGATGAATTGGTAAGTTCTGATGGTCCATTAACAAAGAATGATACCGTACCAATCTGAGTGATAACATTCGTTCCCAAGTTAGTACCTAAACCACCTCCGATTCTATATTGTACAAATAACGTTGAGTTCGGAGTTAAAGCAGATCCTAAAGATATGTTGTTCGAATATCTCTGTAAATCTATCGTCGTTCCTAATGTGGTAAACTGATTAAGAGCATCTTGTGCAGTATTTGTTCCACCACCGAAAGTTAACTTTTTGAAACCTTCAGGTGTGTACTCACTAATAAATCTGTTCGGAGTTTGTATATATCTACCAACTTTAATACCTGGTTGGTCCGAAACTTTAGTAGGGTCTTCGATGAAAACTCTATCTTCGGCCAAAGCATCTACTTCATACCATTTATTAGCCGCACCTAAAAATTCTGCAGTTGTTGGTATGTTTGTATAATCAGTTCCACTCTTAAGTAACACACTAGTTATTCCCAATACATTTTTTTCAGGTAAAAACAATTCAAAAAATGGTTTTACATCGTTTGGTGTAATAACCCTTTTGAAAACTTTAGTAATACCATTAACAACTAATTCTCTTTTGGTAATAGTATAATTTACCAAAATATTATTTGCATTGAAGTTAGGTATTTTTAATCTGTTAGGAAATCCTTGGGCATTGTATGGTGATGTGAAATCAACATCGTATATGTTTTCGAAAACAATACCCGCACCTGAAACTTGTGACCCTCTAGATAAAATTCCAAGATATCTTTCATCTTCTTTATCTCCAAAGGCAGGTACCGTAATTGAAAAATCTACTAAAGAAACTGATGGTCTTTGACCAGGAAGTTTCAATCCATAGGTTCTTGCTATATTATATATTGAAGACCTCTGTTGAGCATATTGTAATACAGTTTCTTGAATACTTCTATCAATGTGATAATGTAAGTTATCAGCAACTGCGGCATTTAAATCCAAAAATACTGAGAATACAGATGCATCATTGAAATCTTGTATTAATTCAGGATAATAGGTTCTTACATAATTTAGTAACTCAGTTCTTATCCCCTGATAATCTCTAGTTGTATATGAAATTTTACGATTCGCCATCTATATTAAATATTAATAATAACAAAATCACTTTGAGCAAAAGTCGATCTATTATTTGAGTAATCTATTCTAATTTTTGCAGTATATTCTGAAGTACCTTTCCCCGGTAATCTATAAATTGGAGATTCACTCGTACCAATAATGTTTTCCCCTATCATGGTATCTACTTCTTCCATAGGATCCGCTGGTGTAATTGTGATTTGATTCAATAAAAGATTCGGCATAAATTGTTGAACCGCATCTCTAATGTCTGATTGAATTGCGTCAAAAGTCAAACCATCGAATGGTTCAAATAAGAATTCGTATAATCTAGTTCCAAATTCAGGTAAATAATATCTGCTCCCTTTCCTAGTTAAAAGTAAGTGAATTAAATCAGATTTTACCTGTTGAGATTCTAACTGGGTGAGTTCTAAAAAATCACCTCGTCTTGAATCTCTGAATGGAAAATTAATACCATATGTAATTCCGTTCGCCATAAAGATAAATATAAGTCCCTTGTTTTTCCTTATAAATAGCCCAAAATAAAAAATCCCGATATATATCGGGATTAATTATTTATTACGAAGAACATCCAAAACATTCAATTTCTATTCCTTCAGGTTTTGGTGGTAAATTCATGTTACTGTAATCTACCTTAGGAACCTCAACATTTGGTTTTGGTTTTTGTACCTTTGACATATCCAATGCTAAATGTTTCGCTCCAGTTGAAATCGCCTTAGTTCTTACATAATAACACAATGTTTTCAAACCTTTTTCCCACGAATGGAAGTGAGATGATGTAATCTTTGACAACGTAGGGTTTGACATATAGATGTTCATTGATTGAGATTGGTCAATAAATGGTGCTCTGTCCGCCGCCATATCAATTAATTCTCTCTGTGATATCTCCCAAATTGTTTTGTATTTAGGAATTAAGTGTTCAATTCTTTTAACTTTTTTGTTGTATCCCTTGTCTTCGACATCGAGATATTGATTGAAGTTAATGTTTTGAATTGAACCTTCATTCAAAATAATTTCATTCTTCAATTCCTCAGACCAAATACCGATTTTTTCAAAGTCATTAATCAAATACTTATTTACAATCAAAATTTCCCCACCAACAACTCTTCGATTAAATAACGCTGAGTGAGCAGGTTCAGTCATCTCGAACGATCCTGTAATCTTAGCAGATGATGCAACTGGCATCTGAGCGGTAAACAATGAATTACAAACTCCAAATTCTTGAACGTCTTTTTTCAATGTATCCCAATCTAAACTCAAATCAGAAGGATTAACTCCCCACATATCAAATTGGAAAATACCTTTTGACATCGGAGAACCTTTGAAGAATTCGTAAGGGTGTCTAATTCCTTTCTTACACAAATCATTACTTTCAGTAATTGACGCAAAATAAATCGCTTCAAATATTTTTTTGTTCAAGTCCTTAGCCTCATCCGAAGTGAAAGAATAGTCCATTAAACAAAAAACATCTGCCAGTCCTTGAACTCCAATAGCAATTGCTCTTTGTTCAAGACCACCTTTTAATCCTTTTGCAGTTGAATAACTATTTTTATCGATAACATTGTTCAACGCTCTAACCGCCTTTCTTACTTCATGAATTAGTAATGTATAATCAAATTTACCTTCAACAATAAAGTTCTTCAATACAATAGAAGATAGTGTACAAATAGCTGTTGTCTCCTCATCAGTATACTGATAGATTTCATTACATAGGTTAGATTGTTTAATCACACCAATATTTTGATGGTTCGTTTTCTTATTTGCACTATCTTTAGCACATAAGTATGGTACACCTGTTTCAACTTGAGATTCAATTACTTTACTCCAAATCTCCTGAGCCTTCACCTTTTTACCAATACCCGCATCAATTGCAAGTTGATAATTTTTTTCATACTCCTCACCATAGCACTCTTGTAACGGTTTAATACCTGCCTTGAGGATATCATTAGGACAGAACAAATACCATTCTTCGTTATTCTTAACCGCCCTCATAAAATTATCAGGAATCCACAACGCTGTGAACAAGTCTCTTGCTCTTAGTTCTTCAGCACCTGTATTTTTTTTGATGTCCAACAAGTCCATAATATCTTTGTGCCAAGGTTCTAAATAAATCGCAGCACTACCAGGTCTTCTTCCCTGTTGATTAAAGAATCTTAATGATTCATTAACAATCTTCAAGTACTTTAATAGACCACCAGCAAATCCTCCTGAAGACTTAATCCGACTTTCTTTACTTCTAATATTAGACATAGACAGTCCGATACCCGCAGCATCCGAAGAATAAGTTGAAATATCATTCAATGATTTAAGTAATCCATCTCTTGAGTCTGAGTTGTTATAATGTAACACACAAGAAGCTAACTGAGGAACTTTAGTACCAGAGTTAATCATGATTGGAGTTGCCTTGGAAATTCGTTGACTTGACAAAGATTCATAATAATCCATCGCCTCTTCAAAAGTATTTGTTACCCACAATGCAACTCTCATATACATATGTTGAGGTCTTTCAATTACTTTACCTTCAGGTGTTTTTAACAAATACATTTCCTGTAAAGACCTCCAAGCAAAGTAATCGAAATTATAATCATTATCGTGATTAATTACCTCATCAATTTTACTTGGTCCATATTTTTCAATAATCGACATTAGGTCATCATGAACAACACCGTCAACATGTAACGTATGCATTGTATTTGAAAAACTCGGGTCAGTTTCTTTGTGGTATGAAGAAATTGCAACGGAAGATGCTAATCTTGAATAATCGTAGTGACTACCAGTATACGATGCAGCAATCTCGTACACAAGTTTATCCAACTCTTTAGTTGTTATGTTTCCCTCAGTAGGTACTGACGTAATAACTTTTATAAAGATTTCATCAGAGTTAACATTCAACCCTTTTGCAGCACGTTTAATCCTATTATAAATTTTTTGAGGGTTGAAAGACTCTCCTTCCCCCCCTCTTTTTTTGATTTTTAATGACATCATAAGTATTAAGATATTAAATTAAAAGTCAGAATCAAATGATATTGTTTCATTCAATTTAGCTTTTTGATATTCCATTGTTCTTGACTCAAAAAAGTTACCTTTGGTCTCAACGGCAATTTGTTCCATAAATTTGAATGGTTGTTCAACGTTGAATTCTTTTTTACATCCAAACTTAACCAACAGACCGTCGGTTACAAACTCAAGATATTGTTTCATCAAGTTAGAGTTCATACCAATTAATGAAACTGGTAGAGATTCTGTAATAAATTCTTTCTCAATCTCGAGTGCAGACAATAGAATTTCTTTAATTCTTTTTTCGCTTGGTTTGTTTTCCAAGTGGTTATTTACCAAGTGAATCGCAAAATCACAGTGTAGGTT